GTATTCTAATCTACACAATTAGATCAAGTATCGTCTGTAATTTTCCTTTTATTGATCTGTTATTGAGAGTGTTTCTCAATCCTGCATGAAGATTTTTTGGCCAACATTCGAATGCACACCAGGCATAAGAATTGTGTTCTCCGTTTAACTTTGGCAGGAATTCTTCAGACACACAGATCACATAGGTATTGAAGAAAAACTTCTGATCGTTGCTGGTGAACAGTTCCAATGGTATCACTTTTTTAAAGGCAGCAGTTAATCCAATTTCTTCTTCTATTTCTCGTTTTAATCCTTCAAATGCACTCTCTGTGTATTTGTTTCGCCCGCCTGCCAATCCCCACATGCCACGAGTTTTAGCATCATTGCGTTGTAAAAATAAGAATCTTTTCGTGTTTACTGCGTAGAACAACGCACCAGAACATATGATGTTTTCTTGCATTTGATTATTATAGCACAATAGTCCACTGGCCTGCAATATAAACGCCTTCATAGCTCTTGACCCAACTTGTGCCATTGTATTTGTATTGTATGCCTGTGTTAAGATTGGTAACATATTCTACTGTGCTGTCAAAATCAGCTGCTGACCATACCACGCTCCATGAGTTAGTAGCACTGTTGTATTGTACAATATCGTTGGTTTGAGCATTTAAATCTCCCGGCCAATACTGTGTGCTGTCTCCAATATCTGCTGTGATAAGAAATCTTGTGCCATTGGCCGGTGTGGCGCTGGCATCAAATGTTAATGGATTTATGATCTTGTTCACAGAAGTTATGGTATTGGCCGGTATGGTGTCTCCATCGATATTAAACAATAAGATAGTTTCATCTAATGGAGATGTTGATATGGTGCCCACAACCTCATTGCCATTTTCCTGTGTCAATTTAATTTGACTTAATCCATTGGTAATTTTTCCATATTGATTTAATAATATATTCCAATTGATCGGGGGACCAAATGTCTCAAAAGGATCCAGTGTGGTTGATTCATGAGCGCCTGTGTAGAACCCATCACCACCTGAGCTCACATTGATGCCTGTACTGCCCAATATCCTCAACTGGTTGCTGGTCAATAATAGAGCATAATTATTGGGAGTCACATAAGATTTTGATATCAGAGTTCCGTCGATTAATCCTTTTGTAATACCGCCATCGTCATCATAGATGCTCATAATGATTTTTTGTATCACTCCCAATTTGGAAACTTTAACAGGAGGAGATAGCCAAATAGGCATGCTGAAAGTCATGGATGCCACATCAATTTCCACTTCGGCACCCACAGGAATAGATCTAGAACTGAACACTATGTCACGCAATTCAATATAACTTAAACTGGTCCAATCGATATAGTTGTCACTTTTTTGAATTTCAAAGTCTGGATTGAAAAGATATAGAATCTGTTCTAATATCTGTAATTTCATATCGGTGTTGGTGGTGTAGATGTCTGCTTTAACTGTCAATCTAAATGGACTTGGCATCACTTTTTCTATGGTATACCCTGCTCCCAATGTATTTTCGTAAGTACCTGTGGATTCGTTATAATTTCTTTCTTTGAGATGTTGTTTTTCTATGTGATAAGGATTTTGCATTCTTTCTCGATCATATTCCAATGATGAAATATAACAAGCAATTTTAGGAGCAGATTGTAGAGCATTTTCACTGTTATTTCTAATAATATTAGCCACTTGTCGAGTCATATCACCGTAGGTTACTGGCACTTGTCTCAATTGCACCTGTCCATTTGTACCTTTGCCTAACTCAATAGAAAAATTACTCAGTACTCGAATAAACTGAGTCATAAATTTTCTGATCTGACCGTCGTAAAAATGAAGCATTAATTATCCGCCTTGGGTTTTAGAGCATCAGTCAATGATTGTCTCTGCTCCACAGTTAGTCCATTAATTGTAGAAGTACTACTATTATTAACAAATCCAGTTTTAAATGTATTTCTAGTATTATTGTTAGTGGTGGTTAATCTCACGCTGTCTTCAACTTTAAGCCATCTCACCCCATCAAAACGGAATAATCTATTAGGTAAGAAATCTAATCTCAAGAAATAGTCGCCTTTGTTGACATTTGATGTTGGGAAACTGGTTCCCGCTCCTGCCACATAACCATTGGGTGGTATGCCATCGCCATTGTAGTAGAATCCATAATGACTGCTGGCTGGTGAATCAATCACTGCATTAATGGTCTTGTCGCTGGATATGGTCTGTCCTTGATCATTTATACCATCCACTCTAATATTGCCTCTCTCATCAATTGGTGTGACATAAAATTGTTTATAATTAAATCCTGATTTGGGAGCATCTGCTTCTGCCTGATTAATAATGGCATCATTAATTTCTCGTTCTTTATTATAGGTACTCATATAGCTGGCAAGAGAACCAGCTGTGGTAGCATCTCCTATTATATCACGGAATTCTTGACTGTCTACCAGCGTTTTTAATTTTAATCTCAATAGATGTGGCCAGTATGTGGGAGAGAATCCTTCTGCTGATCTATTCACATCTTCTATGACATAGAATCTTTTTAGAGCAACAGGTATACTGGCATCCAAACTGTAATCATCTTTTAAATGAGGAAATTCTACCACATCTCCACTCATGGGTTTTCTTCCTAATCTTTCCACAACATCATTGAGATGCACTGTTAAGAATAGAGTGTCGTTTTGTAAGAACATACCAAATTGGCTGAGATTAAAATCTGTGTCTTGTATGTTATAGATACCTCTGATAACATACACATCTTTGTCGTATTTTCTATCTCTATTTTCTAAAAATAACAGATCTTGTATGGTTCTATCATTCAAGTTACTACCACTATAATACGGTTGTGAGGGGCTGGCATCACCGTCTTTGGTACCTTCTTCTCCCTGATCGTATATTCCTATATATTTGTGCAGGAAAATGTCGGTTCCGCCCACCTGAAACATCTCATTGATATTGCGATCAAAAAACTTGTAATCGTTGCCTTTTTCTGGCTTGTATATTGACAATCTTGGCATATAGCCATATTTATGGAAAAAGTTTTAGCAATAAATATACGTATGTCAGAATTACAAACAGCACAGCAACAAGTATTTGATTATGTGAAAACCATGCTGGGCGACGGCATGATTGAGGTAGAATTAGACCCAAAACACTATCAAATTGCACTGGAAAGAGCACTGAACAGATTTAGACAGAGATCTAATAACTCAGTGGAAGAAAGTTATGCATTTTTAGATCTCAAGCAAAATCAAAACAAATATATCTTACCAAACGAAATTATTAATGTCAGAGAGATTGGTAGAGCCACAGTGGGGTCACGAAGTGATGGACAGGGAGGCACATTATTTGAACCTTTCAACCTAGCCTACACCAACACCTATCTGTTGAGGGCAGGTGCCGCAGGCGGATTGGCCACCTATTATGCTTTTGCATCTTATCAGGAATTGGTAGGCAAAATGTTTGGATCATTTATTCAATTTCATTATGATAATTCAACAAAAACTTTAACCATCACACAACGTCCTAGAATAGATACCGAGAGAGTTATTTTACACACTGACAATTTTAGACCAGACATAGTGTTATTGAACGATATCTATATCAAGCCATGGCTTAGGGATTACACATTGGCAGTCAGCAAGGTGATGCTGGGAGAAGCAAGAAGCAAATTTGGAACCATTAATGGACCACAAGGTGGAACCACCCTCAATGGCGAAGCTCTGAAACAAGACGGCATGGCCATGATGGAAAAATTAGATCAAGAAATTATTCTTAACATGGATGGCGGCAATCCAACCAGTTTTATTATCGGTTAATTCTTTTTATTATCTTTTAATTCTTTAAAACTTCAGATTAAATATATTTGATTATGGCTAACACAGGCATTAAAAAAATTCGAGATCTATCCTTTCAAGAGCTAGAAGATTTGGTTACCGCATTGGAAAATATGAGTCACGTGGCCGATCGATCCGAAATGCGACAGCAAATATTAAAAACTGTAAAAAAAGTCAAACAAGAGATTGCAAAAAGAATAAAAAACCTGTAATATAATTCTATGTTGATAGGATTGGTAGGATTGATAGGATCTGGTAAAGACACCGTGGCAGAATGCTTGGTTAATAATCACGGATTCCAAAGAGACAGTTTTGCAAAATCATTAAAAGACGCTGTGAGTGTGATATTTGGTTGGGATAGAGCACTGCTGGAAGGAGCCACACAGGAGAGTCGCATGTGGAGGGAAAGGATCGATCCTTACTGGAGCAACAAACTCAACAAACCAATAACTCCTCGATATATTTTACAATATTGGGGCACAGAAGTCATGCGAGGACATTTTCATGACAGTATTTGGATTGATTCATTTATTGCTCGCTACAATGGAGGAAAAATAGTACTCAGTGACACAAGATTTGTTAATGAGATAGAAACTATCAGAGCATTGAAAGGCAAAGTTGTGCTGATTAGAAGAGGACCCATACCCTCAAAAGAAGAAATGCAAGAAAAAACAGTGCATCAAAGTGAGTGGGATTGGATCGGACAAACATTTGATTATGAGATGGACAACTCGGGCAGCCTAGCAGACTTAAAAACACAAGTGGATCATATGATCAATCATCTACTTCTAAATCACCAATAGACCATCCCAACTCCTGGGTGCTTTTTAATCTTTGGCAGTTGGCACAGATAGTTTTTAAATTATAAACACTGGTATTGTTTCTATTGCCATCCACATGAAACACATCCATTTGCTGCTCATTGACTGATTTAAATCCGCATAATTCACAGCGAGCTTTTTTACGGTATCCAGAAAGAAACCAACGAGCAGGACCGTTGACTTTTAGGTTCTTTTGTTTGCGTATACAGGTATCACACTGACTGCGCCAATAGATTTTGGCTCCTTTACGATAGCCATATGCCCTGGGTTTATTCCTACAAGTTTTACATAGGGGTCTTTTCATAACGTTATTTACGTGCCCTATATAGGCACCAAAAATGTCAAGATAACGCCGCAAAAACGGTGCAGAACAATAAATAAGTCTAGTTATACTTGCAAGGAGAACTAACAATGGCATTAACATCACCAGGCGTAGAAGTCACAGTAATAAACGAAAGTTTCTACGTACCATCAGACGCGGGGTCGACCCCTTTAATAATTGTAGCAACTGCTCAAGACAAAACTAACGGAGCGGGCACAGCCCTAGCAGCAGGCACTAAAACTGCCAATGCAAACACAGTATATTTGATTTCTTCTCAGAGAGAATTAACTGAGACTTTTGGAGATCCAAAATTCTATACAGATTCAGCAAACAATTCATTGAATGGTTATGAGTTAAATGAATATGGTTTACAAGCAGCATACTCATTCTTAGGTATTGCCAACAGAGCTTTCGTACTGAGAGCCAACGTTGATCTAGGTCAACTTGTGAGCTCAGCAACTGCGCCTGCAGCAGCACCAACCAACGGTACTTACTGGTTAGATCTTAATTCTACAGTGCCAGGTATATTCGAATGGTCAGCAACAGATCAAGCATTCACCACAATCACTCCTATCTATATCACATCGGTAGATGATCTAGTGGGTGGTGTGTCCACAGGTGATCCATTGACATCGATTGGTACTCTTGGTCAATATGCCATCAACACCACTCATAATACAAATAAAATTTATTACAAAACAAGTTCTAACACTTGGGTACAAGTGGGCAGCACAGCATGGAAAACTGCTATTGGTGGAACTGCAAAATTTTTACAAGATTCTCACATCAATAGACCATTGTGGAAAACTGCAGAAGAAAATAGACCAACTGGTTCTGTTTGGTTCAAGACCACAACACCAAATGCTGGTGCTGACGTTTCTATAAAAATATATAATTCTAGTACCAATGCATTTTCAATAGTTGATGCTCCTTTCTATGCCAACAATCATGCAGCGATCTATGCGTTAGATCCGGTGAATGGTGGCAGCGGAATCACAACAGGAACACTTTACACTCAATACAACGTGACTGAACAATCAATACTTGGTGCATTTGACTCCACAGACAATTTGGGAGACTTCACAGTGTTTAGATACGAAGGTGGCAAAACTGTCATCACATCTAAAACTACGGGAGCGACTTTCACAGCAGGACATTCAATCAAGATTGCTGAATCATTGGTAGGTCAAGCTGCTTTAGAAGAGCAATCAGAAACAGTGACACTTGGTGGCACAGCAAACACGGATTTTGTTGCTGCTATCAATGGTGCTGGATTCACAAATATCACAGCAGAAATTACTAGTGATAATTTCATAAGAATCACACACAACAAAGGTGGTGATTTTAGAATGTTTGACATTAATTCTGGTACGGCTCTAGCTGAT